GATCCGCAATCGCATTGGGCATTGGGATGATGATGGTCTCTAGGAGTTTGTTATTGAATGTTCTAACAAACTGGCCTTGATCATTACTTCCAAAAATTGTTGGAAGTCTTCCTGCAGGAACATATTCTGCTACAGTGATTACCATATGGTCCTGAATGTTCAGGTCCATATCGATGGGATATTTGAGTGTTGCCTTCCCAGTTACTCCAAGATTAGTACCAGCACCCGCAGCCCTTTCACTTGCATTACCTGTTACTGACGTATCTGTGTCGGATGATAATGGTCCATAATTCGTGTCTTGTTCAAGTCGAGCAGATGCTTCTTGGTTGGCAAATGTATCCCATACATTACCACCTTGAGATATCAAAAATTGTTGTTTGTCTGGATTTTGATTTGTCCAGTAGTTTTCTAATGCTTCAAATTGATACTCATTTAATTTTTCGATTGGATTACCAGAAAAATAGTTTTGTATCTGATTATCGGTGATACCAGAAAGATTCCAAGAATTTTTTGTAAGGTTTTCAATGTCTGGTACTTCTATAATCGTAGATCCAGATCCAGATCTATATTCAGAAATTGATCCAGATCTGAGACCCCACACTTTATTTGTGAGATCTGTATATGTATATGCACCGTTAGTTCTGTATACTCCTTTTACTTCAGCCATCAGACTTTATCCCCCCTCCATGCACGGTACGAAGGGAAACGTCTTCCCGTTTCTACTTTAATGAATTCTTCAGTTGGTAACATGGATACGTCTGCCATTTCAGATTCTGGAACTCTCATCATGTTACCCTGTACACCCTCAAAGTGATACCTATGTAAGGTTCTTTTGGGTACAGTTATTCCATCTGCACTATTTATTAGGCCTTTTGCAGTGGCCTCTCTTAATTTAGGCGATAAGTAGTGCATGTTCGCACCAATGAATCCTCTCTGATCCACACTTATTACATATGCGATCGGATATTGGTCATAATACTTGAGTCTTTCTGGTTTTGTTGCGACATAATTGAAGAAATACATTTCTCCAACTTGTACTGGTCCAGATTGTTCGCCGAATGAACCTGGATCGTCGTATTGATCTCCCTGATAGTTTGCAAGAGTTTCTACCAAGGCATCACGATACTGTCTTCGCGTTCCTTTTTTTCCAACTTTTGACTCAACTATCGAGAAGATGCTCATTTAATACCTAACTCTTTTTCTGTGAAGATTTTGAATTCCCAGAGTCTATCTTTACAGTATTCTCTTGCAGCTTCCCACTTGGCCTGATTTGTTCCCCAAGTGTAGACCTCATTCAACCAAGTCTTAGTTCTTTTGGGTGGATTCGGATCTGGTTGTTGACATTGTTTTGCTGGTTTCACTTCAACCATTACTTTTCTCACCTTTCCAGTCGCATCTTTATATTTGATCATAAAGTCTGGAAAGTATCGATGCCAACGGCCATCGACTGGAGATTTGTATGGGATTGCAATCTCTTCACTCTGCCACTGAATTACTGCATCGTTTTTGTCGCAGTAAACCATAAATTTTCTCTCCCACAATGAACGGTAAACGATCTTTGTAGGGTCACCTTTATACTTTTGTGGATTTGATGGTTTGAACCTTCCACTATAAGCCATCTAAATAACCATAACAAGCCTTCTAATATTTAGAGCTGTCATGGCGGTTAACAGATTTCGTGGTGGACGATATAAGATAGACGACCTACGAAGTCGTTTTCAAACCGTTGCACTTGATAATGAATATCAAGTATTTTTTACTCTAAATGAAACTGTTAGTAATGAAGCCATAAGTCTTGGCATTGATAGAAGATTTCTGACTGAAGATCTTGGGTTGTATGTATCTGATGCAGTTCTTCCTGGATCTTCTTTCGCTGATATAGAAGTTGCTGGTGATCGTCAAGGTATTACCGAAAGAAATGCCTTTAGTAGAATTTACGATGATGTAACTTTTACCTTCTATGTTGACAGAAACTACGAAGTTTTAAGATTTTTTGAATCTTGGTTCCAGTTTATCAATCCTCTCTATAGTACAGAACAGAGAGGAATCACTAAGAATCAGATAACTAAATTCAACTATCCAGATGACTATAAATGTGAGATGGTCATCACAAAATTCAATAAAGACTTGAGAGGATCAACTAGAGAAATTGGATTTGCCAATGGACTCGGTAACGACAGAGATCAAATTAGTTATAGATTCTTCCGTGCTTGGCCAATGTCTATTGCGTCAACCCCAGTAAGTTATCAAGGAATGAACGTATTGAAGTGTAATGTTACCTTCAGGTATGATCGTTATGTTGTCAGTGAAGTTACACGATCAAGGGTTCCTTTAGCTGGTGATACAATTAGAGGTGTAAGTTCTACTCAGTCTCCAGTAACACCTACCGTAGCCTCTCCAACGTCAACCACTCCAGTAGTTGAACCATCTACAAATACTGATCCAAACAGTAAACCATCACCTACTGTAATTGATGGGCCAATTGGAAATACAAACGGTCCTGGTACACAGTTTGTTCCTACTGATAATGCCACTGGATATAGACCAGACGCAAATGATGGAGCACTCTTATATCCAAATGGTAAACCTGTCTATGGTCCAGATGGAAAGATTCAATCAATGTTCTAAATAATCACACTGAATAACTCATTATGCCTTTACCAACAATTGCAACTCCTTCGTTTGAACTGACGTTACCATCAAACGGAAAGAAAGTTAAGTATCGTCCTTTTCTTGTCAAAGAAGAGAAGGTTTTGATTCTGGCCCTGGAGGGTGGGGAAACAAAGGACATCACCAGAGCAATCAAAGATGTTCTGAAGAGTTGTGTCTTGACAAGAGGTGTCAAGATCGATCAGTTGCCAACGTTTGACATTGAATATCTATTCCTGAATATTCGTGCAAAGTCGGTTGGTGAGACTGTCAACGTTCTCATTACCTGTCCTGATGATGGAGAAACTCAAATTCCATTGACAATCGGCATTGATGAGATTGAAGTAGTTAAGAATGATGAACACACCATTGATATTGATATTGATGGTAATTATAAGTTGCGGATGAAGTATCCATCTCTGGATCAATTCATCGAAAACAACTTTACAGATGAAGAAGAACAAGATGTCTTCAAGATGGTGGCCTCATGTGTTGATCTTGTCTATGATGAGGAGACTGCATATGATGACTTCAGTGAGAAGGAAATGATCAAGTTCCTGGAACAGTTCAATGCCAAACAGTTCAAGGAAATTGAGAAGTTCTTTGATACTATGCCAAAACTTTCTTATGTTGCTTCCATCACTAATCCCAACACTGGGGTTGAAAGTAAAGTTGTTCTAGAGGGTTTGACCAGTTTTTTCGGGTGAGTATGGCTCACATGAGTGCTGAGTCATACTATGAACTTAACTTTTCTTTGATGCAGTACCATAAATACTCTTTGACGGAGATTGAAAACATGATGCCCTTTGAGAGAGACATTTATGTTGCTCTCTTAAAGAACTACCTTGAATCTGAAAAACTCAAACAACAACAAGAGCAAGGTCTCGGCGGATAATGGGTGCTTTATTCAATTTCTTTACTAATTTTTTAAAGGTACAGGCTTTAAACACGGCTCTTGGTGGGAAAAGAGACGATGGGCTTGGCGATAGAGAAAATAGAAAGAAACTTGCTGCGAGAGCATTCTTAGAGGGTTATGAACCTGACCCTAGACTATTCGCTAAGGGTCCAGATGATGCTCCAAATGTTGTTGTACCAGAACCTCTAGTTGAAGCTCCTGCACCCGCACTTCCTGTAGATGCACCAGTTGCTCCACAACTGATTCCAGCAACGGTTGGTGGTGGAAGTTCTTCTGATTATGTTATTAATGAATTGCAAAGGATAGATGCAAATGTTCAAGCCATTGCTGCTGCAATGGCACAGAATGTAGAGACTGATAGAAGATATAGACAATCTGTACTTGAGTCACAGAAACAACAGTTGGCCGCCAGGGGACAACGTAGATCTAGACGTAGGGCTGAAAGAAGACGAGGATTGATCGGTGGTTTCCGACGAGATGTAGGTCGAAGTATTAGACGGGTAAAGGGTAGATTTAGAGAAGCTGCCATGGATCTTGGTGGTGGACTTCTTGCTTATGGTGCAACAAAGTCTATTGCAACTATCAAAGAAAACTTCCAGTTCCTCCAAACAGAATTTAATAAGATTGTAGCACCTCTCAAGAGATTACTTGGAATGGGAGGTGAGGAAGAATCAGTTGTAGAACCTACGCCCGAATCTGGCCAACCACTCACTCCACCCAAGAGTGCGTATCAGTTTGGTTATGGTCTACCAAAAACAAATACCTTACCAGGCCGACAACATTATGGTGCTTCTAGAAATGGTGGGGCCAGACAACACGCTGGTACTGACTTTGATCCAGTGGATGATGTTAATAGTGAGTTTTTCTCTCAAATTGGCGGAACCGTTGTTAAAGTTGGAAGAGCACAGGGATATGGAAATTATGTTGACATCTATAATGATGATCTGAAAAAGACAGAAAGAATTGCTGAAGGAGATAAGATTGTTGTTTCTGAAGGTGAGAAAATTAGACCTGGACAACTAGTTTCTAGGGGATCGACTCAAACGGGTGTATTTCACTATGAAATTCGAGAGGGTGAAGCTGGTGGTAAGTTTGGAATTGGTGGAACTATTGACCCATTAGATTTTTTACAAAAGAATGTTCCTAACCCTGGAGGTAACACTCCACCACCTGCCACAATAAAACCAGCTGGACAACTGCAATCTTTTGCACCAGTTCGACGCCCTATGTCTCAGGAAATTGCTTCCGCTGGACCTATGATGTTTGAATTACCTCCTGTTGTAATTGATGAGAGAGAACAAGAACCTGCTCTTGCTGGTGCTGGGGTTGGTGGTAGTCGTGAGTTTGTTCCATTAGAACCTTCTGCTGGCCTCTCTCCTTATGGATCTTTATTTGGGAGTAACATAGGATAAGATGGATATTTCTAGTTTTCTCCAGTCTGTAAGATCTATAAGAGTATCTACAGAGCAACTCTCTAACATCATGAAGAGAGATGCTGGAAATAGAAGAATTGACTATGCGCGAATTCAAGAACTTGATAGAAGACTTAAAAGAGTAATTCCTATCATTCCTGGTGAGTTTGGAGTTGCTGGTGGCATCTTTGGTACAAGTATAGTGCCTCAAACTCCCATGTTTGGGATGCCTATGAGACCTCCTGGTCTTCCACCCATTCTTCCTCCTGGAACTTCAGTTGGTCCTGGTGGCCCTGGTGGTCCAGCAGGTCCACAAGGTCCCCGTGGACCACTCCCAGATGAAGAAGTGGTTGAAGAACCAATAGAAAGACAAA